ATCAATCTTGGCGACTTCTTTGCCTTCGCTCAGCAGACGGAACACACCGCCACGGATGGATACGCGCTTACCGCCGCCAACGGTGGCACTACCCGCCAGAGCGCGGGCGGTATCCGACAGTGCGTTGTTGCGTGCAAAGGCTGGGACTTTGGATGGGTTGAATGTAGCAAGGTTGCTCATGGGTTCTCTCTTAACGTGGTTTGGTAATACGAATCTCAAAGTCGCTGAACGCGTTGAGACCGGGGGGAACAACACCGGGGTTGTCTTCTAAAAATTTGGCCATGTTCAATTGGGCAATACGCTTCTCCAGCAAGTCCACGACATCGTGCGCAACGATAAACGCCTTGAACGAGTCCCAGTCTTGGGTGGAGTACCGCGTCTTGTTGGCCATTGAGACAGTGCCAAACTCGGTTTTCACAGATGAAACGCCAAGGGCTTTCATCTGGTCTTTAATCGCAAACTTGATCTCGTCTTGCGATGCCTTGAGCACTTCCACTTGCGTGTCGTACTCTTGTGTTAGCTGGTCGATTTGCGCTTTGATTTTGCGGTAAATCTTCGTCAGCTTATCTATCGGGATAGCCTCTTCACTCATTTACTTCTCCTGTTGTTGTGTCTAGTGTTTGACAAGTGTACACGATTTTTCTACCTTTGCATCTCCTTTCTTAACTACTTATTGCTGTTTTAAACATGTCGGTCAAAAGGAAGTTGTCGTCCACCTTTGAGACCAACGCACTGAACATCTTCTTCTCAATCGGGCTGCTCTCGATGTGGTAGACCGACACCTTCTCAGCATTCTGCCCCTTGCGGTCAGCCCGCGCAATACACTGGATATATTGCTCAACACTCATCAACGGCCCGAAGAACACGACCGTGTCAGCGGCGGTCAAAGTTATCCCGTGGGCGGTGGCTTGGGGCTGCATGACAAGGACGCGGGGGTTGGGTTCGTGTTGGAAGCGGCGAATAATATCAGCCCGTTTGGTAGGGGAAACCCCACCATGAATGCACTCGGCGGTGATGTTGTGCTTGGTCAGGTGCGTGTGGATGGTGTCGATGCTGCTGCGGAAAAGGGCAAACACCAGCACCTTGCGCTCGGTCTCCCCCAGTATGGCATTCAGCTCGTTGAGTCGTGGCGTAGCATCGAATTCCACTACGTCTTTCTCGTCGGTGTACACAGCGCCACAACTGATTTGCAACAGCTTGCTGACCCCTGCTGCCGCGTTGACTGCCGTGATGGTCTCACCCGCAGCCTGCACCATGAGCTGGTCTTTGAGGGCGTTGTAGTACTTGATCTGCTGCGGCGTGAGGGGCACAGTGCGCGTCATCGTCATCACTGGGGGTAGGTCTAGGCACTGCTCTTTTGTGAAGCGTATGGCGGGCTGTAGCGCCTCCAGCACCAGCGCCTTGGACTCAGGCTTGGGAACCCACTTGAACATGGTGGCCTTGAGCATTACCTTGTCCCGCCACGCTGTATAAAAATTAGGCACACCGCCGGGGTTGACCAGCTTGGCAAGGCCGTACGCATCCACAGGCGACTGCGAAGCAGGCGTGCCGGTCATCATCCACAGCCTAGTCTCCGGCTTGAGAATGGCTCGGAGCGCCTTCCAGCGGTTGGTAGTCGGGGTCTTGTAGGCGTTGGCCTCATCCACAATCACCAAGTCGAAGCGTCCGTCATTGACAATCTCGTTGGCAATAAGGTTCAGCCCGTCATAGTTGGCGATGACGAACTCGTAGTCCTCCTGCACCATCTCGATGCGCCGTGACGACTGCGTGTGGTGGGCCACCACTGCCGACCTGTGGATGACGCTGTTGCTCAAGTCGCCCAACCACGCGCTGTGCATGATGGACAGCGGGCACAGGATTAACACCCGTCGAACGTGCTTGATGTTCATCAGGTAGTCTGCGGCCCACAAAGCGCTCAGCGTCTTGCCTGTGCCGGGTTCGCTGAACACAAACGCCTTGCGGTGCAGCGTCAGGAAGTCCGAGGTCTGTATCTGATGCGCCATCGGCTTGTACTTGCCGGGCCAGTTGTACCGCCGGATGATGGGCGAGGGCACATCCTTTACGCCAAGGTTGCGCAGTACTTGCGTCTCCTCTAAACCCCAGTGCACCAACACCTCGTACGTGCCATTGCTTTCGCTAATGACCTTGTGCTTCGGGATGATGGAATACTTGTGTGGGTTTCTGGTTTTTAGCAGTAGTGCTCTGTCGTCAATGATTTCCATTTGCTTCTCGTGTAGTTATTTGTTGTCGCCTTGATTGGCTGACTTGGTGCGCAGCCTCAAGTTGCCCGGTGTGGACTTGCCGCCCTTGCGTAGCGGCTTGATGTGGTCGATGTCCTTGCCTGCGCGGTCAATACCTTTGGCATCGTAAGCACGCCGTGCGCGTTGGCGCTCATGCTGGTCTGAGTCAGGGCCGGACTTGCCGGTCTTGAGGTCTTGCTTGTATTCCTTTTTGTAGTCACGGGTTGCCACGTTACGTCCTTTCAATGCTTGGGGTTATGTAGACACTTCACTACAGGACACCAACCGCACAGTGGGGTTGGCTTGGGGTTCCACACGCCTGTCTCGTGTGCTTGCTCGATACGAGCTACGCGCTGTCGATAGCTCCACCACTCGGACTCGGCCCGGTCGATGGTCAGGTCTTGGCGCACCATGTCGTTCTTCACTACGAACAGCAGCGCCCCACTCACCTTGCGAATGTGTGGGTAGTGGGCCATCAACTTGAGCTGTTCCCTGTCGGGGTACTTGTTGTTGCCGGACTTGTAGTCAATCACCTTTGCTGTCAGGTTCTCATCGTTGAGGATGATGAGGTCAGCAATCCCGCGCACCCACCGATCGGGGTCATGGAAGTCGCAAGGCTTCAAGTCCTTGGTCAGCGCCATCTCATGTTCGCACAGCTTGCGTCCGGGCTTGGCAATCAACGCATCAAGCATTGGCTGCATGAACTCGAACTGCTTGGGCAGTGCCTTGCTGTCCCGTATGTATTCCTCCGCAGCGGTGTGCAACTCCTTGCCGTACAGCGTTGCCACTGTGTCGGACTTGGGGAAGCTCTTGAGTACCGTTACTTCGTGATACTGGCGGGGGCACTGCTCGTAGGCTTTCAAGCCTGAGTGCGACCATGTGACGTTGACCATCAGAACCTCGCTGAGTCGATTGCTTTGGATAGACGGCTGGCAAACCCGATGACAAACGCTTCATCACGATTGAGGTTGTGACGCCCCATGTCGTAAAGAACTGCATGCACCAGCTCGTGCCAGAACGAATCACGTATCTCAGCGGCGGGCAGCTTGCGGTTTGTGTTGCCGTTGCGCAGCCCAATCTGAATGCGTTGTTCGCCGTACTGGATGCGCCCTACCTTCTGCTTGTCCAGCAACGCCTCTATCACCTCAACCGAATACCTTTTGTTACCCACCCTGATGAGGCGGGGCAATAGTGTTTTTGTATCTGTCTTCATGCTTCTCCTAGTTTTTAGCTAACCCATACCTACGGTGAACGCCACCGTCAGCGCCTAATGGAATCCCCGGCAGATACCGTGGCTCCATGACCATTTGCGCCAAGACCCAAGTCTTAGCGTCATTCGCTTCTTCGTCGGACGCGATAGCCAATAGCTCGTCGTGTACCGTACCCACCACAGGGTATCTCTTTGATACCCGCAGCATACCATCCGTCATCACAATCCGCGCAACCGCTTGCGTCACATTGTTCGTTATCTTGCCAGCATACAGCTTGGTATCGTCCTCTCCGTACACCCACTGCTGCCGACCCGTCTCATCCTTCTTACGCCGCAACCTCGGGTAGAGCAGGCTCATCCCGTTTGGCAGAATAATCTGCTCCTTGCGAAAGGTCAAGCACTTGTGCGTATGCTCCTTGCCACCGTACAGGGAGGTCTCAATAAGACCGCTGCACATATCCCAAAAGCTAGTGACCGGATGGGCTGTGGCTCGGTAAACGTCGATGATTTTCTTCGCTACGACACAGTGTATAAGCAATTCGCCCTCGCTGCAAGTGTGCGGTATCTCCGCCATCTTGGTCAGGTTGTCCTCCCAATCCACGAAGCGCTGGACGTACTGTTGAGACACGCCGAGCTGCCTTGCGTCAGCCTTGGTATAGCGCAGGGGAGGAGCCCCGAGGAAGCCCACCAGTAGCTGCGCTGCGAACGATGCCCAGCCTAGCCCGTACCCTGCGCCCAGCAGCGCTGACTTGGCCGACTGCCTGTGGATGGGGTGGCTGTCCTTAGTCATGCCGGGGATGCCGAACATCTGTGCACCAAAGGCAGCATACGGGTCGCCTCCGGCTCGGAAAATGCCCAGCATCTCGGTGTAGTCCGACAGCCACGCCAACACACGCGGCTCAATCTGAGACAGGTCACCCACCACAAGCTGATACCCCTCGGGAGCCATGATGGCCTTGCGCAAGAACGACCCACGCTTGAGGTTCTGCATGTTGATAGCGCTGCCCTTGGATGCCGTCCACCGCCCCGACAGTGCCCCGTAATAACTCAGGGGTACAGGCAGCGTACCGCGCTGTCCGATGTCAAGGAACCGCTGCGCACGGGTGCGCTCGGTCGTGGACTTCACCTTCAGCCGTGCCTCACACAGCAGCCGCACATCGTCGTTGTCTCCGTTGAGCAGGGCTTGGAACATGGCGTCGTTCTTTGCCAGCGCATAGGTCTGCTTGCCCGTGGTCTTGCTCTTCTTCATGGGCGGGGCTACATGCAGGGACTCCAGCAACTGGGCGAACTTTGGGTTGGATGCCAGCGCTGACTCGTCGATGTCGAGCTTCTTGAGCAGGGCTTCGCGGTTGTCGCGCTCGTCAATCAATTCCTTGGCCAGCATGTTCTGGTCTAGCACGAGCATGGGCCTCGTGTACATCTTCAGCGTCATGTCAATCAGCCGTAGTTCCGAAGTAGGGTAACCAGCAACGAGACGTTCGAAGATTTGTTCACACAGGTATACATCGTGCGCGCAGTAATCAGCCAGCTCTTTCTCGATTTCAGGCGTAAGGGTTTCCAAACCATCCGTAGAATGTAGGGCTCTTCCTTTGGGGGGAAGACCAAAATCGCTTGCAAGTTTGGCGAGGGAATTGCCAACCTCCACGCCGCGTAAAGCTCTTCCCATTGATAGCGTATCGAAGATGAAGGCGGGTTCAACCCCGTACCGCCAAGAGAGTATGGAAACGTCGAATTGGGCGTTATGTGCCAAGACTGCTGTCCGTCCCCAGTCGTATGTCGATAGGACTCGATGAAGCTCATCTCCTCGATACCACTGAGTTCGTAAGTCGGTTCCGAAATCATGGATGCAAGCCCCGAATGCCAGAAAGCGTGGGTCACGTATGTACTCCTCAGTGGTCATCTTGGACAGCGTGTACTCTTTGCTGTCCCAGTAGGTTTCAAAGTCAATGGTCAGTATCCGGTCGTAGGGGGCGCTCAATTCATCATCCCCTTGGGTGGCCGACCCTCCATCACTGACTCGTACATCTGCTCCTGCGCAAATGTCACCATGCCCAGCGACTCGGCCATGTCTGCGTTGACTGCACCCAGCGCAATGGTGTCCTCGGTCTCCATGATGATGACGGCCCTGTACCCGTCCTCTGCTGCCATACAGCGGGACAGTATGTCCATGTACTTGGCAAGCATCATGCGCCTGTCCTGCGGCAACGCTTCAACTCGGTTGCTCACTGCTTCTCCCCAATCTATCATTTCTTTTTCATCCATTGGATAGTTTCCTTTAGTTGGTCTAGGTTCAGTTCATTGACTACCATTGATACACCTCCGGCGGTCTTTATTTTTTCTAAGTGCGCGTCTTGTAGCGCGGTTGTTTTTCCCTTACCTGCTTTGGCTTCCACGGCAAGGAAGCGCCCGTTAACACACGCTAGGAAGTCAGGGACTCCAGCGTTGCCGTACCCGGAACCAATCGGCATGGCGTAGTACACGCCACCGTCTTGCAGTATCACTTTGATTTTGTTCTTTACTAACTTTTCTGGTGTTGCTGCCATCTGTGTTCCTTAAAAATAGGCGAGGGGGAAAAGTAGTTTCAGCGCCCCCTCGGTTTCGCTGTAAGGAGGGTAGTCCAGCAATTAGCCCCCGTAGACGGACTGGACTACCGGCGCACCCATTTACAACTACTAGGCTTGTGGGTGTGACCTATGCAATCTACCGTCTACGTATTCAGTTCGTCCAGCTTGTCGATGTAGTGCTTGAGCTTGCCGACATCATCGCTGTCTGGCTTCTTGCCTTGGCGCATGCTGTACTTGATGATGTTGCCCTTGAGGTATCCACGGAATTCTTGGAACGTCAACACGGCTTCCATCACAGCCCACGGCTGCACTGGCATATCTTTATAGTGTGTGCCACCCACTTGTACGTCATCTGCGCTCATGCTTTCTTACTCACTTTCTTTGGTAAAGGGATACGGTCAAATGTGCCCGGCACAGGATGCCAAGCGCTGGTCGGGCCGAGGTATTTCACTGACGATTCCTCCTCAGTCCTCAGCCACTTGTGCACAATGTTCTCGGTCGGCGGGATGGAGATGCGCCTGACTTCAGGGATGTACCCCACTGTGTTTCCTTCGGAGTCCAACTCAAACAAGACGGTTGGGTTCTCACAGCGTTTATGCCGCAGCATCAACGCCTTGTGCTTGGGGTTGCAGTCCGCGCAATACCCCGCGCTACCCAGCCCCGTCATGCGGGCGTTGTTCTTCCACTCATCGAAGCGCCCTTGGCTGTCGAAGCACTTCGGGTATGGTGGTTTTTCTTCAATCACCTTGCTTCTCTTTCATATGGCGCAGCGCACCGTACATCAGCCGTGCGGCAATGATGGCATCCATTGCCTTGGTCATCGCCAGTTCCAGCTTGCCATCCAACACAGCATCGTGTGCGTCCTTGAGTGCCTTCTCCGCGTCCATACACGGCTTGGCGTAGTCAATGATTACTTCGTCGTTCATTCGTAGTCCTTTCTAAACAAGTTGTTCCATCGCGCTTTCAAGACGCGCCATATGCTGGTGTTCCGTATCTGCGCACGCAGCCGTTGGTTCTCCAGCAGCAGTTCGCTGTGGTGCATGGCGAGTAGGTTGTATGCCTTCTCTACGGCTGCTTCATCCATTGTTCTTCTCCTTCAGTTTAGCTTTGAGTGCTGTGTTCTCACGCAGCAACTCACCAATCACGCGCAGGTTGTCTCTGCGCCTTTCCTCCAACACGGTTATCACGCGTTGCAAGTTGAACTTCACTGCGTCTATCTCATCGGCCAAGACTTTGGCTTGATACCACGCATAGGCTTCCGTAATGCCCTCCGTAGGCGCGTCATCTTTGTCCCAGTTTTGTTCCGTGATGGGGTGTAGCCAGTCCGGGTTAGTGTTCATGCGTTCTTACTCCTTAATTTAGCCTCTACCTCAACCATCAACTGGTGCGCCTCGGGGTCAGCAAGACACTCACACGGGTCTGCCTGTACCAAGCAGTCATTGCGCTCCTGAGCTGTCAGACCTACCCACGGCTTCTTGTAGTCCTGTATGTCGTCATCATCGTCATAGTCAACGCCCTCCAACATCTTTTTATAGATTGCCCTGCCCGTAGGGTTATCAGGTACATTGTTTGCTTTTAGCAGTTTGCCTATTAAGTCATCCATTGTTCTTCTCCTTACATAAAAGCTGGATTGGTCTCGGGCGTTAGCCCCCATAGTTTGTAGCCTACACAGTCGGTTGTGTGGTACAGGTAGTCATCTCCTAGTGCCTTCCTAGTCAGTACATGGGCATCAGGATGTTTGTGGTGGCAAGGAAATCCTCCTGACCGCGTAATGGTGTTGTGCAGAACCCGTATGATTTGCCTATGCAATTCCGGTGTTGTGGGTTTACACGGGCACAGGGCGCATGGTTTTTCACAAGCCATTGTTCTTCTCCTTCAGCAACTGCTCAATGTCGCGGGCAAACTCAAATTGCGTAGGTCTTCTGAAGGGCTCTCTCCGCCAGTACGTTTTATCAATCTCCTCATCCGTCAGACCTACCCACGGGCGCTGTGGAACAAGGCGTACCAAGTTACCTGTATCTATGTGCCACTGCGGGGGGTTTGGAAACAATGCCTCGGACATGGGTCGTGTGGTGTCCATCCACCATTCAATTCCATCCTTAAATCTGTCCGTGGTCATCCGTTCTTCTCCTTTACTTTAGCTGTACCAAGTGCAAGGAACCAATTTTGAAACACATCAGCAGGGCGGCATCCTAGGTATATCCCTCTGCCATCACGCACCTTGGCTACCGCAGCAACTACGTCTTTCCAATCGTCTTGGTTCATGCCGTAGATTGCTTCCTGCGCTGGCTTTGGTGGTGCGGAATAAAGCGCCATACCAATAGGCAAAATCATTGCGCGGTTCAAAGGCTCATATGTAAACCGCCCACCGTACACCCCCGTTACCCGCGCCACAGGCTCCTGCAATACACCGCAATCACACTCACCCGCAGGGTACGCTGGCCCGTTATGTACCGCGCAGTCGCTTGCGTGGATGATTCCGTCTTTGCAAGCCTCGCATTGGCAATGTGCTGGCTCCTGCAACTTGTCCGCAGCCATCTGCCGCTTGGCTGAAAAGCCACCGCCCCACGCACCCTGCCGCTTGGCTAGTTCATCGAACGCTTCATCCTCTTCAGTTTTCATGCTTTCTTCTCCAAGTAGTACTGCATCGCAGTGCGGTATGCGTCAAACATGGGCAACATAAAGCCGCCGTTATAGTAGTAATAAACCTTCGCTTCCCCTTCGGGTAGGTTGACAACTTCCCCATCGACGTAGTGCGCCTTGTAAACGGGGCCGCGCCAGTTTTCAGCGATGCTGTACCCCTCTGCTTTCGCTACAAGCAGCTTCAGTTCAATGCTCCCGATGGGCTGACCGTTGGTATAGGTTGCTTGGTTTAGCTTGTGGTAGTTCATGCTACGAACCCCCATACAACTGCACCAACGGTGACCACGAACAAAAGAAAGAAGCCAATGGCAAGGACTGTCTTCACCATGTCCACAAAGAAGTCCCCGCCGCTATCGGTATCGTCGTCGTTCATGCTTTGCCCCTTGCTCTGATTGCTTGCGTCAAAGTTTCAGCGGTTTTAAATTGACCCCATTGATTCATCTTTTCGTGCATGTCCGCAAGACCATCGCACAGCTTGGCGCACTCTTCACGCTCATGCGCGGCTACCAACTCGGCAAAGGCAATAGGAGAGTCAATACGTGCGTGGGGCCAATCGTGCTGGTTGCCGGTTTCAAAAGTTCCACCCGCTTCCTTCCACATCTCTTTGATGTTCATACCGTCTCCGCAATCTGCGCAGGCTCTGCGCGGTTCAGTTGGTGTGTCGCAAGCCAATCAATCATGCGTTGCAACTGCTGCTCCCAATCGGGAGTCAGGTCTTCTCGCATATCAAGCTCTGTTGCGATTGCAGCGATTGCGTTCAGCATGTAGTCCTTGGTGTACGTTGGGCCAAAGCTGTACACGTTGCCGGGTAGTCGTGCATTCGCAGGCATGGTGCTGTTCCAGATCATGCGCAGGGTGTAGAACAAGTGGCGCGTCTCCATGCGTGCAGGCACATGTCGGTAGCCGTGTCGGTCTCGCCAAAAAAAGGGTGTTGCAACTGCGGTCATTCCGCATCCCTCCCCTGAAACATCTCCGCGCTCCACGCATTGAGGATGCGGGCCTTGGCCTCTTCGCGTTCTTCGGGCGGGAAGTTGTCGGCAACAACATCCTCCAGTATTTTCCAGAGCGATTCGGACATCTGCTGTGGTGTAAGTATCATTTCTCACCCCTCTCCCGCAGCATTGCGTCTGCCATGCTGTATGCGTCCATCGACACTCCGTCCATCCAGCCATCGGGGTCAACTTCATCCAACTCTTTCATCAGGAACGGGCCCAGCATGGCCTTCATTGCTTCGATGGCTATGTGGTCACGCAAGGTTTTGTCGCGGGCAAAGCCGCCTGTCTTACGCATCCATGTGTCATCGCCTTTTGGCTGTGACATCAAGTGTGTTTGGTCTCTCATGATTGTTTCTCCTTCTTCTCTACTGCTTGCCACTCCCGCTCAGACCTGTTCGAGCGGGACATAACCAACTCCCCGGTCAATACCACGAGGCCCAGCCTGCGCATCTCCTCCAGCCTACGCGCTACTTGAGACCGGTCAAGGTTTGCCCAGTTTGCTATGCGGTCTTTGCCGCTTGGCCCCGCTAGGAGCAGCGCTTCGTAGATGGCCTTGTAGTGTGCGCCAGCGAAGTCAACGGCGTCAGCCGCAGCATGGGACGTAACAGGGTCAGTGTTACGGGCACGGGGGGTTGTGATGTTCATTTGCACTCCTTGGTAAATGCAGCGGCCCACATGCCGCACTCAGGTTGATAGGTAGCGTAGCCCATATAGAACCCCACCACGATGATGGTGGAGACAAGCCCAATAAGGGCAAGCAGGTCAGCTAGTAGTCGCATGGGTCTCTCCTTTCAGTATGTCGTGCAGGGCTTGCACCTTGAGCAGTAGATGGCCCAAGTACTCCTGTATGCGCTCAGGCACATGGGTATGCCCACCTTGCTCGTCATACTCCAGCGCGAAGGCTAGGTCTTGCAAGTCGTTGTGGATTTGCGCAGCAAGGCGCAGTGGTACGCCCTTCATAGTGTTTGCCCTCCGAAGATGCCGTGCAGCTTCCAGTACACCTGCCGCGCAGTCTTGAGGGGCACAGTGTCGAGCCACTCATCCACGTTCATTGACACCCGTCGAGGGCTGGGGGCAGGGGTTGAGGTAGCCTGCGGTTGGGGCGCGGCCTGCTCTTCCGGCGTACTTAGAAACCCAGCAGGGCTCCTGACGTCTTTTAATTCCACGGCCTTGGGCACGGACTTGGCCCTAGTCTTGCGTCTGCCCTTGGGTGCTTTCTCCAGCGCGTGGGTCAGCGAGGTGTAGTTCTTGCGCTTGGTTGAGAACATCCCGTCCGCCTCGTCAATCATCTTGGCCCTGACCAACTGATACAGGATGGACGATGTTGAGACAGGCTTGTGGCCCATAGCTTGCAGCCGTTCGATTGCATCTGCGCGTGTGATGCCGGGGTTGTCCCGAATCATGGCGAAGGTGTCGCGGGTCAGGCTGGGCCGAGGTTGTTTCTGCGCAGGGGCTGCGGCCTTTATGACCGTTCCCTCCAAAGTCGAGGGGTTTACTGCGCCGCTTGCGCGGGCTGCGCCTAGCTTGTTGGCGTCTTCGGCTTGCTGTTCCCACTCATTGAGGGCGGTGGCCAGTGCTGTTTTGATGTCAGGCATTTACTTCTCCAGTTTTTATTAACACGATTAAATG